AAGCCGGGTGTCGTCGTTAAGAAGCTTACCCCCAAAGCTCCCGTTAAAGAGAAGGAGATCGTGGACTTATATATGTTTACCAATATGAAGGGTAAAGAACATATGTACAAGTCTAAGGCTTGGTATGAGAAAGCCCTAGCTAAAAATAGAGCCGCGCGTAATAGGGATATTAGTAGCGCGACTGCAACGGCTGTCGTTGCAGTGGGTGAGGTTGCCAAGTTGCAGCTAAAAAGGAAGTTGAACGCAAAAAACTATGCAATGACTGATTCGATGATTAGGGATTTACGAAAATTAAATAATTAAGTATTATAAATGATACTGGCGGTTCTACTTATCATTATAAATGTCTACATTCTGATCGAGCTGGGTAAGAAACCTGCTACTGCGGTCATTTCTACTGAAAAATGGACTGTTTACGGGACCAATGATTGTGAATGGTGTCGTAAGCAGTTAGAGTATATGAAAAAAACTGGTAAACAGTTTGAATTTATCGATTGCACTCAAAACGAGTGTACTGGTGTTAGTGGGTTTCCAACCATTCTTCACCCAGATGGTAACAAATCTGTCGGTTATACAGAAGTTTAACGATCAAGACCAGAGATTACCCTGATGGAAATCGAAAGGATGAACGCATCAAGCATGCTGTTGATAGGCTTGAGTACGGTGATGTGCTTCACGAGGGAGCTGTTCCACACGATGCGGAGGATGAAGGTGCTGATGAGAATCGACAGCACAAAGATGAGAAGTTCCCTGATAGCATCAGACTTATTTTCGGACTTAAGAAGGTTGGCAAACATTTACTACTTACTGACATTTTTTTCTAAGTAGACTATAGATGTCAAAGACTAATCAACCTTCGGTGAAACCCAAACCTAAACCTAAACCCAAGGCGAAGCCTAAAATCAAGGAACTTCCATTGAGTGGGGCTGAAAACAAATTCACAAACCGTCGGTGGTCTTCAGACAAAGGTATACCCAATAACAATTGTTACGCATATGCTATAGGTGACTATGAAGCGTATCGCTGGCAAAAATCTATACCAGGTGACCGCTCTGGGTTATCTAATATCAAACATGATTACACCACTTGCAAGGATCTCCCTAGGCGCGTTATTTCTGATAACCCCAAAACGGTCTATAAGGTTGATGGTGACAAGAAGTGTAAAAAGGGGTACTTTAAAATGATGATGTTTGTTTCTTCTGGGCGAGGTACGGGTTATATTCGACAAGGTGATTTTCACTTTTACAAGCAACATGGCGTCATTGAATATAAAATTAAAACTGGTGATACGATTAAGTCCGTTGCTTCGTTTTTTAAGATCCCGGAATCTAGAGTTAAAAATGGTGGTAGATTCATAGTTGGAAAGCGTATTGTATTCAAAGCTAACGTCTTTAGTCACAAGCGTGGCTGGGCTACTGGCCCACTACTAGGGGATGCGAATGGGAAGGCAATCAAGGATCCTCGAACCGCTTCTAGAAAGTATAAAGAGTTAAACTATGACCAGTACTGCAGTTCATTCTGCGTCAAGGATAGTGGGGTCAAAGTCGGAAAGGGATATCCCAAGATCTGATAGAATACTGTTTAAATCTAATGTGTTTTGTGCTTCAAATGATATATCAAACATATCTAGTACATCTAGGATTGATTCTTCGTTCAAAGAAACAATGTTAGAAACTTGTGTATAATTGTTATGTATAGTAACATCAACTTTGAACTGTGAGACGTCAAATACCTTTCTACAGGTGGGACACGTGTACTTACCTTGTGCTTTCCATTTTTCTAGACAATGGGTATGAAATATATGTCCACATCGGATCGGGGGATTAATCCTTGTTGACCTGACTTCATTTAGACATATAGAACACGTAGACATTCTAGAATATGGGTGTAAAGTTTTTTTTGGAATTTAGCTCAGTTAGTAAATATCGGCTGCAACAACCAAAGGTTTGTCACAATTTTTACAATTTTCTCTTCCCTGTTCCTCTTGAACCTTTGACATGAGCTGGGGTCCCTGCTTCTGGAGCAATTGCCTGTAAGAATAGTTATCTTCAAAACTGATACCATTCTGCTTCATCACATAGTTGTTGAATAATTGCGCTGACGTATTGATTGTGAAACAACGTCCATCGGCCATACCAAGTCGTTGCGACATCTTTATTACTATAAAATTAGAAATTAATTTGTCTGTTCGTAATCGTTTTTATCCAAGATTGAAATCCATTTTCTTTCAAGTGTTTTACAAATGGATCACATCTGTATCCAAGGAAAATATCGAATACATCAGTGTCTTCTGTACGGGATACCCGAATAGAAGGATTTTCATTGATGTGTTGGTTAATAATGTTATAAGCAAATGCAATTTCTTTCAGTGTTTCCGCCCCTGTGATGATGATTTTACCGGTACTGAAGATACTGCAAGTGATTTCTTTCATCTCATGTGCCGGTTTAAACTTGATCTTCACTGCTGAATATCTGTCGGGTTCAAACGATACTTTGAAGATATCATTGTATCGCTCAAACCAGTCTGAAACTTTCATAAGGTTGATGTTATAGTTGAGACTGAAGTTTGAATTGATCATCACAACCCTGAAAGTGTCACTAGTTACTTTAACATCCATATCAAGAAAAACCTTGAAAATATGAATAAGTTGGGTAATAATGCGTTTGCAATCAAAGAGATCACAACACCCAGCGACTTGAATACTACCATTTGGGAAGACTTTTACAGATTTAGTACTGTAAGTGTCGTGGTAAGTCAATGTAACTTGATTGTAAAAAGTTGTAGGTTTCAATTTCCATTCAAAACCACTGGTATTTGAACCAGCGCGCTTCATCCTGTATATGCCAATGTCTTCAAAAATAGCTCGAAGGCGTTTGATGTCAATGTTTTGAAGAAAGTTGGAAACCATCGTAATGGTTGTAATTTTTATCCATGAAGGTCTTATATCTTCGGGTAATTCATTCCTAAACTCGTTAATACTAAGAAGATAGGAGAATGAGTTGTTTGCAATAGTAGAGTACATTTTGGGCCATACAATATAAGACGGTGTGATGCAACTTAGGTGTTTAAAGAATAAATCCTTTATATCGCTAGATGTCTGCCTTCTTTAAATATGCAAAAGTCGTACATGATGTTGAATCGGATCTCACTTACGTGGAAATCGTCTACGATATGTACGTTCGTGGACAAGGCTACCAGACATTCACTGACTACATGAATACCGAACCCCTGGCGGATTGGACTGTTTTTGAAGCAAAGAAACACTCGATTCCTTACCTAAAATTCCTAGATATTATGGTTTCTAAGACTATCGAGGTTAGACAGCGAATGGCTGAATTGGCTCTTGACGTCATTCTATCATCTAAGCAGACCGTTAAGACATACGTTCGTCTCGCACATGCAAGTAAAATTCTAGATCCCAGCTTCCAGCCACCCATTATTAATATGAAAAGTGCTTGGCAGAGAGAGTTTATTATTAAGTTTTGTAAGAAACAATTACCTCATTGTATTGAGGGTTGTATTAAATTAGATAGGCTTGAATATTTTTTTACTGTCTTGCGTATGATACAACAAGACTTATAAAAACAACACCTAGAAACATACCAAAATATGGAATTTTCTCTTCCTTCGCAACACCAACTTTAACCTTTTCAGATGAATCACATGTAAAACCGGTGTCAATATTCCTTCGGGGATGAATAGCACTGAATACAGTCGTTGGTTTTTCTTGAGTTTCACACAACCCGAAACTACAGTATACACTCTCATCCGTGTCAAAATTACCCCCTCCTGTAGAGGATTTCGTAAAATTATCAAAAGCAGCTGTCTGTCCCACACTTCCTGGAAGGGAAAAATCGTGTTTGACAAATGGATTGACATCATTTATAGAATCATCGTCACTGAGCATAAACTTACTCATAATTACTATTAGTTCAGATTATATTTCTTATCGTTCATTTTGAATCGATGTACTTGCCACATCTGATCGAGATCAACATTTAACATATGCGCGAGTTGAAACAAATAACTAAATACATCCCCCATCTCCATCATCACATCTGTACCTCGATCCTTCTTCAAATTTGTTTTCTTATACATTTTCTTATACTGTCTGATAGCCGATGCAAGTTCACCTACTTCTTCAGACAGGAGAAGCCATACAGTGTCTATTGGTGCTCTATCCCACCCCTTTGATTTACACACCTTTTCCGTTTCATTCTTGTAATAGTTCAGACTCATACTTATCCAAGAGGGTGATTGTAACTTTAATATAGTTAATTTACAACCCAATTTTATTGTTGTATGGCAACTTCTTTCCAACCGTACTCGTATTTACGGGTTTATCCATGATATTCCTTGTTGTGTCAATTTCACTCACATACGCAATGTATTGAGAAACACCCGTCTGAATTTGGGATAAAGCAGTCTCGATAACACGAGCGTTCATAGCCTTTACCTGTGTGTTGACCGCCTTATGGTGGTTACCGGAATTGTTGATGAATACTACGCGCATGATTCCGTACAAATCATCAGGATTCTGGTAATCAATCGATATACCAGTACGATCCTTAAACGCCTGACGAATTCCACGCTGAAGAATATTTTTGTTAAATTCAGAAAAGAAGAGTGAATTCAATGGAGTCTCACACTGTTTGACAGAATTCAGGTGGAGATTACTCATTTAATATACACCTGGAAAAAAAAACTATGTAAATATTAAATGATGAACTACTCGGACTTTAATGAAGCTTATGCCAATGGTCCCAACTCGGTTGATACAATTTCATGCAGCGCCCCCTCCTGTTTCGTTGGGTCGTACGCCCCAGTCACCAAGGCTGGTGAGGATGGACCATTCTACGTGAATACCTATCTCCTCCAGCCCGACCGCCGGATGGAAACACTTGGAACAGCCACTGTTCGAAGTGCCGACTTAAATTTGAAGAAGTAAGTTAAAAATAAAATTGGAAAAGAAAGTATATGAGGGTGATTAAACGCTCAGGTCGTATTGAGGATATGAAATTTGATAATGTCACCAATAGGATCAAGAATTTAACGTATGGACTTTCTGAGAACTGCGACTCTAGCAAGGTTGCTCAACAGGTATTCTCTTCCATGTACGACCAAATTACCGCCCAAGAAATTGATACTCTCTCTGCAGAGATTTGTATCGGAATGATCACATCTGATCCGGACTACGAAATCCTCGCCACCCGTATTGTTGCGAGTAACATTCAGAAGGTATGTCCCAATAACTTTCATCTCGCGATGAGAAAGCTTCTAAAAGCCGGTATTATTACCGAAGAAGTATCAGATGTCGCTTTTAAAGTAAAGGATGATATCAATACTGATCGGGATTTTGATTTTGGTTATTTTGGTATAAAAACACTCGAGAAGGGATATCTTCAGCGCGTTGATGGGAGGTTGGTAGAAACACCCCAATACTTGTTTATGCGGGTAGCTATTGGTATTCACGGTAAAGATGTCCCCTCTGTTTTGGAAACCTATGATAAAATGTCCCAAGGTCTTTTCATCCATGCTACACCTACCTTATTTAATGCTGGAACACCACGTCCACAAATGTCCTCTTGTTTTTTGATTGCAAACAAGGAAGATTCCATTGATGGCATCTATGGAACACTAACAGAGTGCGCCCAGATTAGCAAATGGGCGGGTGGAATCGGTATGCATATCCACGATATCCGTTCCAATAAGTCTCGTATTCAGGGTACAAACGGTCAATCGGATGGTATTATCCCAATGCTTCGTGTATTCAATGCCACAGCTCGTTATGTGAACCAGGCTGGTCGTCGCAAAGGATCTATCGCTGTGTATATTGAACCATGGCATGCAGATATCATGGATTTCCTCGAACTCCGTCTTAACCAAGGTGATGAAGAAGCTCGTTGCCGTGACCTTTTCTCGGCTATGTGGATTCCTGATCTGTTCATGAAACGGGTCGAAGAAGGTGGTAAATGGTCCCTGTTTTGCCCTAACAAGGCAAAGGGTCTATCAGATGTCTATGGTAAAGAATTCGAAGATCTCTACACCAAATACGAAGAGGAAGGACTCGCGAATGTTACCGTCCCCGCGGCAGATGTATGGAAAGCGATTCTCAAGTCTCAAACTGAGACGGGTACACCGTATATGCTTTACAAAGATGCATGTAACTCTAAGAGTAACCAAAAGAATTTGGGTGTCATCAAGAGTTCTAACCTGTGTACTGAAATTATTGAGTACACAAACAAGGACGAAACAGCGGTTTGTAATCTGGCGTCTATCGCATTACCCAAATATGTAAACAAGGAGACGAAGAAATTTGATTACGAAAAACTTCATGAAGTAACTAAAATTGTTACAAAGAATCTCAACCGTGTAATTGATAGAAACTTCTATCCCGTTGAAACAGCAAAACGTTCCAATATGAGACATAGACCTATCGGTCTAGGGGTACAGGGACTTGCGGACGTATTCATATTGTGTGGCCTCCCGTTTGATTGCGAAGAGTCACGATTGATGAATGCTCACATCTTTGAGACAATTTATCACGCTGCCCTAGAATCCAGTTCGGAACTAGCTGAAATTGATGGTTCGTATGAAACATTTAATGGTTCTCCTGCATCCGAGGGTATCCTTCAACCGGACATGTGGGAAGGTGAAACGAAGTTCAGTGGGCGATATGATTGGGATGCAATGCGTGAACGCGTAAAAACAAAGGGTCTTCGTAACAGTCTTCTTCTGGCTCCCATGCCTACCGCCTCTACAGCTCAAATTTTGGGTAATAACGAGTGTTTTGAACCTTACACGACTAACATCTATTTACGACGAACCATCGCAGGTGAATTCGTGGTAGTAAATAACCATCTTGTCAATGATCTCAAGAAACGTGGTTTGTGGTCTAAGGAGATGAAGGACCTGATGGTTAAAGCTGGTGGATCAATTCAGAATATTGTAGACATCCCTGATGATATTAAGATTCTATACAAAACTGTTTGGGAGATCAGTCAGAAATGCATTATTGACATGGCAGCAGACAGGGGTCACTTTATCGATCAATCTCAATCTATGAATCTTTTCATAGAGAGTCCAACTATGTCAAAGCTTTCTTCAATGCATATGTACGCATGGAAATCTGGTCTTAAGACTGGTATGTATTATTTGAGAAGTAAGGCCAAAGCTCGACCAATCCAGTTTAGTTTGGAACCAGATTGTGTGGCGTGCTCGGCTTAAAGTTTATAATTGTAAAAGGAATAGAAAGCCATGGACAACGTAATTAACAATATTCAAATCAATGAATTTAATAACCGAAAAATCGTAGTCACTACAAAACAAGGGACACCATTTCGTATGCAATTTCCGCGTATGTATATGCCCTTCGGTGTTTCTGGTTTTACACCGGAAGTCGGGCAGACAAAGTACAATATCGATTTCGCCGTCAAAGGGTATGATGAAGATGAGAGTTACATGAAGAAGTTTTACGATTCGGTAAGAACGATTGAAGACATGATAATTGATTCTGTAGTCGAACAAAGTGTAACTATCTTCGGCAAACCCATGAGTAAGGAGGAACTGATTCCAATGTTTAATTCGAACCTAAAAATGTCAGCTGAACGTGAACCAAAGTTTAGGGTGAAGGTTGATACTGATATGAATGACAATATTAAGGCTACGGTCTATAATTCCGATAAAAATCCGATTAAGGATGACGTCACAAATGGTCTCTATGCAAGGAATTCGGGTCATGCTATTGCTGAACTCAATAGCGTGTATTTCTTGAATAGGATGTTTGGTTGTACTTGGAAGTTGTATCAGCTCGTTGTTTACGAGCCTCAAAATTTAAAGGGTTTTCAATTTGTGCTACCTAATTAAGCAAGCATAGGAAGACGCTGACCCCGAGCGTTCATTCTGAAGTTTCCACCACGTGGACCTACCATCACTGGGGCACCAGCCTGTACACCTACAGCCATGGCACCCATCTTTTTCGCGGCGTTCGCTTGTGCTGAGTTCAACTTAGCGGTACCGAATTTGATCGCATTTTGAGTCATCTGCTGACCCTTCGCCTTGGCTGCAGCCTTCAACTCACCGGCTGCATTCTTGGCCATATTTTTCGCAACACCCTTTGCTTCTTTCGCGGCGGCCTTCAAGGCCATTTTCGCCATAGCACCAAAGCCCATTATATTATTGTACTGTATACTTATATTTTTTTATCACTTCTTCATTGGAGAAACTATGTTAGTTCCCATCTGGTTAAGAAATGATGGTGTAGGTTTATAGTTGCGTCCACTCGAGGTATTTACGTATGTACCACCATTGGCACCCTGCATGATACGTCGACCCTGACCATCCAAATAATTAGTTGGAACATTCGCATTGAACTGCAGACCCCTACTGATAGCAACTTGTTTCGCCTTTTCGAGTGCCTGTCCCTGGGCCTGCTGAACCATAGCGAGCGCCTGTTCGTGCGCCTTTTGAGCCATCGCATAACCTTGTGACTGCGCTTGTTCCGCGAGGGATTTACCCCGCGCCTTGGCCATGTTAGAATTACCAGCTTTTCCTCTGTTGAGATTGCTCCCACCATTGTTAGGTGTTCGAGTCAAGGCGTTCACCAATTTACTACCATTATTGTTTTTCGTGTTATTTGGTACTTGACCTTGGTTTGTCGCCATTATTACTTTTTAACAATATTTTTTTTATTCAACATTAAAATACGATATATCGTCTGAGCCTCCTTGAGTAATTTACCTTGAATCCTGATAAATTCCGTAGGGTCCAAACCTAGTCTAATTTTAGCGACTTTCACAGAGTCTTCCCAGCTTTTGAGAGACATTCTTACCTTATATCTACAAAATTTTACTGCATCTTAGCGATCTTTTTCTCGTACTCCTTTGTACCAGTCTTGGGCTGGAGTTTGAACCCACTCTTCTTGGGTTTGAAAACCTTCACCATCGCCTTCTTACCTTCCTTCTTCATACGTGCGAGAGCAGCCTTGCTGGCCGCCTTGGATACGATATGACCTTCTTTCATGATCAAATCTTTTTTGGAGAGACCTCCGGGTGTTTTATCAGCGTTACCATGGAAAACTTCAGCGCGTGTACCAACAGTCATTTATATTAGGCTTTGAAAATTTTTTTGATATCCATAATTGAAATTTTATCTGAAGTTCTGTTGACAGGAATCTGGTTCTCAATTCGTTCATCATTCAAAACTTTAGAACACACAATCGATTTATGTCCTTGAAGTGCCATCATTTCTTGTTCGACACTCACAAAACGCGGGCATTCCTTATATACCAATTTTTTCACGTAAACTGGTCGTGTTTGCCCGCTCCTGTGACTTCGACCAATAGCTTGGAGTTCAGTTGCCGGATTCCAAGATGGACCAGTGATATATACACGAGTTGCTTCCTGAAGATTCAGTCCCTGCCCCCCAGCTTTGATCTGGATGATGAATACCGCACCTGGTGGAGCACTTTTGAATTCTGATAGTTGCTTCACCCTGTCATCCTTGTTAACTGAACCATCGATGCGGTAGACGGGGCATTCCATATTTTTCTGAATATGGTCCATTTCACCTCTGAACTGACAAAAGATCAGAGACTTTTCATCCGGGTGTTCTTTAATCATCCTGAAAAGTGTCTCCATTTTATGAGAACGACCAACCCATTTTTCTCCCTGAACCTTCGTTTGTTTTGCAACACCATCTAGGTACATCTGAGGCCAAATCATGCACTGTCTCGCACGAAGAAGACATTCCAAAATAACCATGTTTTTCGCGTTCAAACTTTGCGCGTATTTAAACGTTTCGCGGATAGTATCCTGTGCCTCAAGAAATACCATCTCATAGAGTTGTTTTTCGTCCTGATACATATCCAATTCAACATTTTCGAAATAACAAGGTGGGAGTTGAAGGCGGTCACAGAGATCATCCTTCGTTCTCCTCAATATGTAAATGTCTTTGATCTTGTTAGACATTCCTTGAACCAAAGATTTCGATAATCCTAGAAAGGTGCAAAGTGATACAAAATCCTCCATTGAATTGAAAACAGGTGTACCAGTCACGATCCATTTGATTTGTGTATGAAGTTGGCAGACACTTTTGAATATTTTTGATTTTTTGTTGCGGATTTCATGGGCTTCATCCAAAATGACCCTATCCCATAAGATCTTGTGAAGAGGTGTCTTTACCTCAGAGGTTTGACCTTTCACAGTCAGGAGAGTATAAGGCGCGATAGTAATATCCGCATCCACAAATTTCCTGTCTGGTCCATCAAATACATTGATGGAAAGAGACGGTGCAAATCTGTTGATCTCTTCAACCCATTGGGTGATAATAGATTTGGGTACGATGATGAGTGTACGTTTTTGAGGGTTTCCAAGCATAGTGGAAACCAACTGCACAGTCTTACCCAGACCCATTTCGTCACACAGAAACCCCCCCTTGGGTCCTGATTGCTGATTTTCCATAGTAAGCATCCATAGTACACCTTCCCTTTGATAGGGTACAAATAGACGCCCGTTCAAACCAGTCTTCGCAAGGTTGTATTGGTCTTCAATCTTCATGGAAATAGTCTTCTTCAGGATTTGGTTCAATCTCGCAGATGAGAGGTTCAACTTCCTTTTTCTTGCGAGTTTTCTTCAACTTAGGTACGGGAAGTTCATCTAAATGTTCTCTAAAATAGAGAACTTTTTCCCAAAATTCCCTCATAATTGGTAGGTTGGTTTTCCACCATTCACGGTCACGAGGTACATTGACGACGTCAAATTCTTCCGGCTTCGGCCAATTTGTTTCAGCTGGTTTATACTGGATGAAATCAGCCGACTCAAGGTCTAAAATTTCCATACATAATTGAAGTTGGGGCATGTAATGGATAGGCACCTCACCGGGTACAATCTGTCGCATTGGAGGGCATTTAATCTCAACGAGTTTACCAGATTCAGATACACCATCAGGGCTTCCACCAAGCCATGAGTGTACCGGGTGAGGACATAGACCAAGTTCGTGTACGACCTCTCCGTGTCGCTCCTCATATAAAATTCGTGCTTCATCTTCATACTTCTCACCGTGTCGTGTAGCTGCATTCCCAGTAAACTTCTCACCAAGACCGCATTTTTTTAGTAGAAGTCCATCGGGTGTTTCATATTTGTTTACACCGATAGCTGTAGCTGCATCACTTGCAGTCAACATCTTACCTCGGAGAGCAAGCCACTCTTCAGATTTCTGTGCGGCATATTCCCTCTCTAACGCAGCTTTCACATTTGGGTGCATACTAAATTAAGTAATTGTATAACTTTTAAGCTGTTCGAAGAATAACTTAGCTGCATTTTGTTCAGCTTGTTTCTTACTTTTTGCTGCTCCTCTACTCATAAATCTATTATTAACGTAGATATCAATGTAGAATATTCCTTCATGATGCGCAACAACTCTATATTCGGGGAGTTGCCAATTGTTTACTTGACAATATCGCATTAGATGATCCTTAAAATTGTCGTCAATCATAATTAGATTCAGATCAATATATTTAGGGTCATTGTAAATCCTAAGCACAAACTCTTTAGCGTGAAGAAGACCCAAATCCATATAAATTGCCCCAATTAGAGCTTCAAAAACATCTTCAAGTATTTTCGGATTATTGTTCCAACCGTTACGCATCCCCTTTTCATCCATAACCACTAAATTCTCAAGACCAAGTATTTTTGCTATTTGTGCGAGGGTTTCACCACGGACCAATTTTGTACGAGCCTTCGTGAGGAAACCCTCTTGACGACTTTCATATTGATCGAATAAGAATTTAGTGATTACAAACCCTAATACAGAGTCGCCAATAAACTCGAGAGTCTCAAATGATTCGTTTAATTTTTCGTATTCTTTTATAGCTGATTTATGCGTAAATGCCTTTTGGTACAAATCAAGGTTTTTGATCTTTGTACCAACAAGTTGTTCGATTTGAGGTTTAGTAACAAAGGTTACTACCATGTTGTTAATGTTATGTTTTATTTTTTTAAGCCTTTACGGGATCCTTCTTAATGTAATGAGGAGACAGGTACTTCTGGAGGTTAAGGTATGTTACCACAACATCAGCTGGAGGGGCGAGTAGATCGCGGAGCTTATCGTCTAGGATGATTTGACGACCGTTCTCGGGGTGCTTGAGACCCTTCTCGATGATATACTTGTTAACGACCTTGGTTACCTCCGAGCGAGAGATAAGATCACCTTCGGGAAGTGTAAGGAATTCCCGCAACTTAGGTGTGATTTCCTGTTTGCGGTTGAAGCCGTTGTTGGCGGCGCGGGCCTTGGCCTTTTCACCATCGGGATCCTCCTGGATGCTCTTAACCTTGCGAACAAGTTTGACAAGAGACTTAATGTCGGAGCGGAGAGCAGCAAGTTCGGTTTCAATAGTTTCAAGAGACATTATATCTTATTTAGGGATCCTATCTTTAAGTCATAATAGCAACATGAAAATACCAGCTAAAACTACCGTTAAAAACATAAGAATCTTTATATCCAAATGCTCTATCTGTCTAATGGGTTTGGTGAGTATCGGGCGCTTTACGATCCTGAATGGTTCTCTGGGGAACTTACCAGGGCACCCACCAGCACAACAGTCTTTGGGACACGGGATTACATGAGGTCCTTTTCTCACACCACAAAATTGTTCTCTCTTTGGATTTTTTACATCATCGTAGGCGTAACACCTACATTCCTCAATAACATTGCAGACCATATTATTATATCACGATATAATAATGGATGAAAAAAGTTACTCGAAAGTTCGGATTCAATCGTTTATGAATGAAAATTTATTTTTTAAAGATGCAAAATTGAAAAAATATTTCGACAGGAATGAACAAAGGGATTTAGGAAAATTCAGACAACGGCTACATGACAAATTCCCAGATAAGGACCTGGAAAAAATGGTGTATGTCGTAGTAACAGATTCTATTCGCGATATAATACTTGACACTATCGGAGAACTTACTGAAATGTTTAAGTCCTCTGGTGATCTCATTGTAAGTGGTGGTGAAGCTTTCAATTTATACGTCGATTACGCTGATCGTATTATAACAACAGATATTGATGCGAAATTTGTTCCTTTTATGAAAACAAATGCGAAATATTTTGGTAAACTTCAAGCACTCAAATTATTGTTATGGGACAGTTTAGGTAAACTATCACAAAAGTTGAACTTACGAATTAAGAAACGCATTTTATCATTCCAGAGTCAACATAGTAAGTTGTTTAAATTTATTGGTATTGGTTTCAATAAAAGTGGACCGTATGTAACCAGACGGTACACTTTAATTAAGAAGAAGAAAGGTGGTTCTACAAATAAACCCGCGAAAGGAGATGTTTTCATCGATGTCGAGTTATTTGCCCTAGATCTGAATATTCGTTTCTTTTCCCCAAAGAGTGCACGAATTCAGAATACCACTTTAGGTGGTATCCTAGATATACCTTTTATGAGACCAAATGAATTTGGATATGAAGTGTCACAAACTAAGCGCAAAGGTATCATTTATAGAAATCCACAGACAGGAAAGATGATAAACAATCAAAAGATATACATCGCGAGTAAGGAATTTTTATTTGAAGATATTTATCTTATGCAAAAACTGAAACTTAGACCAGATAAGAAGATCAGAGACCGACTTCGTCTTATAAAACTCGGTCAACTCTTTGATAAGAGAGTCGTTGCATCAGATTCCATGGATACTGTATTCAAGAAGGTTCGCCCTAAATTGACTGGATTGAAAAGAAACCCTGTGGTGAAACATAGAAATGTTAACATTAAGAAAGCTAAAAAGGTAAACCCCCGGAACCATAGCAAATTCACCACTGAACCTTCTAAAGAGCGTTTATCGAAACAAATCGTTCATGGTCTGAAACCAGTCACAAATACAATGAACGCGAATGGTTTTGAAAAATCACATGGAAATAAACGTTTCAATTTGAAAACTTTGAAGTGGAAGAATGCGAATAATAACGCATACGTGAAAAACGAGTTTTCACTTAGACCAACCCAGGCGAAACCATTACCTAAGAAGTTGAATATATCCAAAACTCTGTATGGATATAAGGCTGGTCGGAATGATTGGGTGTCTAAAGATCTTTTAAACAATGCCGCTGCTATACCTTTTATTGGTTTAAAGAAGTAAATCATAAATATATCATAATGTTTTACAACACCCCATCCAAAGGTGACGATGGACTCTACTTTGTTCAGGCTTCCAGTGACGAAAAGTGTAAATGTCTCGTCCAATTGAATGGTGTTACTGTATCCGAAATGTCAGGAGAAATGATTTTTGATATGAATACTGAATCTAATACCAAGAAAATCAACGATGTCGAGTCTATGAACTTGAGTGCTGCACATGAGAACTGTGTTGAATGGTTTGGTAAGCAACTTTCGGAAAGGGTTATTAATGGAGCTCACAGTGGTGTACTGACTAACGGTCAGATGACCGTTGATGTTCTCACCGACCCCCCGGTTCGTGTATTTAATACCAACAAGGAACCAATCGAATTTGATAACGTTCAACCTGATAGAATGTGTGATGTTCTCGTCGAGTTTGCTGGGTTGTGGTTCGCCAAAAAGGCTTTCGGTGGTTACTGGAATGTCGTTCAGATTCGACTCCATGATGAACCAGTCAAGGAAGTACCAGTAAAGAATCTTTACCCAGAAGAATACGCTTTCATGGATGAACCAGAGCCAGAGATCGAACCCGAACCAGAGGTCGAACCCGAACCCAAGGTTTCGGAATCGACCGAACCTCAGAAGACGATCAAAGAACGGATCGACATTCTCACCGAATAAAAAAAATTTGTTAACAGTATATAAACGATGATGAAGGGTCGCACCCAGCAAATCATGATGATCGCCGCCATCGCCGTGGTGATTTACCTTTTGTGTGTCATGAATAAAAATTCTAACTACTCCATCTCCGAGAAGGAATACAGTGTGTTCGGTTCGACCGCCACCACTGGGCCATCCACTGCCACTGCTGGCGCTGGTATGCAGAAGGGTACCGGCCTCGCCTCGTCCCTGCTCCCCCGTGAGGTTGCCTCGAAGGAAGATTTCGGTCAGTTTGCCCCAGAAGATGTACTCAAGGGCCAAAACTTCCTCGAGCCCCGCGCCCAGGTTGGCTACCCCGAGACCGTCGGTGGTGCTCTCCGCAACGCCAATCAGCAGATCCGCGCTGACCCACCTAACCCCAAGGCGCCCTTTGTATGGAACAACTCCACCATCGCGCCCGACACCATGCAACGTGGGTTGTGTGCTTAAAGATTAAAAAACTATAATTATAAATGGCTTCCGTATCGAATGACCTAACTGAAACTGTATCTAAGCTCGTAGAACTTACTAAACAACTTGCTGAAGCAAAATCTGATATCAAAGTCCTTAACCAGGAAGAGAAACGTTTGAAAGAGAATGTTAAGAAGCATATGGTTTCCCAGGGTATTGATACCATTAACCTCAGAAAAGGTAAAATCAGTATACGTAAAAGTGTACGCAAAGCTGGAATTAACAAAGACGCTGTAAAGGTGGGTCTTAGTAAATTTTTCAGCGGTGACGAAGTAAAAGTGGAAGGAGCCCTAAATGCCATTCAGGATAATCTTAAAGTTAAGGAATCGACCTCACTTTCATTAACTGGTATAAAAGATAAGCCTGTGAAAGAAGATAAGTAAAGCACGATGGTTTGGAGTCAATATGTCGACGAAGCAACTATCGGGTTTGACGCATACATCAGTGATGATGAAGAAAATAACGAACACACTCCTCTGAATATCGAAGACTGGGAAGTCGAATACTCAGATGAATTGCATATGATGTGGAATACAATAGAAGCTCTGTTGTATGACGCACACATTCAACACTCAGGAAAATTTTGTGATTTTGTTGAGTTTTGTTACCGAGACCACGTATCATTAGATGATAGGGTCACATACGAATATCAGGAACAGACTATTTGGTATGAGGAACGAATCGCTCACATTTGGAGAAATGTCAGGCGTATCATTAATCATAATGGTCTTCACGAATATATGATGCGAGGTGCAAACTTCAATAACTTTTCCGACTTTACTAAAAATTATATGAGTATATACTAAATGCTACCTGATATTACTACACAGAAGGTCGCCGTCCCAGCGGCGCTTTTTCTCGCACTGAGCCCCGGTATTCTGCTTACCACCGATGGCACAAAAATTGCATTTATGGACAAAAAAATGGATCAAACGTCGGTATTCTTCCATGCTCTCGTATTCTTTCTCGCGTACAGCATGATCGCCAAAGCTATGGGTTTGGTTCTCACACAGACGGATCTCCTCGTAACCACCTCCCTATTCCTTCTTCTAAGCCCAGGTCTTCTCTTGAGTATCCCACCAGGTTCGAAGGGTCTCTACATGTCTGGCGAGACTGGTATAGAATCAGTAATGATTCATGCAGTAGTGTTTGCTGTAGTCTTCGCGCTTTTACGTCGCCAATTTCCTCAATTCTACTAAGTAAGAAGATGAAGTATCTCGTCTTGGGTCCAGCATCCATGGCTATATTTTCACTCATAGGGTCCCTGAAAGCTCGGGAATCACAATTAGCTGATGTGAAGGAGATTTCAGGTTCCTCAGCGGGATCTATTTTAGCTTTATTTTTAGCTTTAGGTATGTCCGTCGACGAAATTTTAGATGTGTGTTTAAAAGTAAATATCCCTAATTTCGTTAAGATACGTATAGGTTCATTCTTTACCAAATTTGGTTTTGTATCGATGACACCCATTCGTAAGAAACTAGTCGAAATATGTGGGTGTGACCCAACCTTTAAAGAACTAGAGATGAAAATTCATATTTCAGCATTTTGTTTAAACACAAATGAAACAGAATACTTCTCTAAAGACACCCATCCAGAAATGAAGGTGATTGATGCAGTGTGTATGAGTATGGCCGTTCCTCTTATATTCGCATGTGGTAAATATAATGGTAGAACATACGTTGATGGGGGTACACAGGAACAATACCCCATTAACCCCTTTTTAGATAAAAAACCACATGAAGTTGCATGTATAAAAATCAAGATGGATCGTATATATCAGGAAGATATTGAAAGTCCAATACAATTCGTACAGTCGTTAGTTAGTTCTTCACTCAAGAACCGAATAGACTATAACATACCAGTAGAAGTTATAGATATTAACGTGAAGGATACGAATGTATTCAATTTTAGTATGACATATGAAGAAAAAGTGAAATTATACAATATAGGATACTTATCTCAATAATACTTTTTTTGTTAGTTTAATATAAATGACGGAAGCGTGTGATCCAGACGCTGACATCGAATCCCTCAGAAAAATGATTAAAATGCAAACTGGGGAAGACATTAAACTCACAAGGAAAGAGATGTGTGACGCATATGATAACATACATGGGGGGAAATTACCTTTTCCACCCCTTGTTATGAGCTCCGACAGGACATACTTACTCGACCGAATCTCTCCATTGAAACCCCTCGATTATGAGCTTCTTTTTGATTCTGCCACTAAGCGTAACGATCTCAAACGAATCGCGCGTAAGGTTGGTCTCACCTCCCAGGTAGAACAAAAGACTAAAAAACAATTAGTCGATGCTATCGGAAAACGCCTCAGGTATTTGAAAATTCGCGAACCCGTGAAGATCGTATCGAAGCGTCTTATAGTAAAAAGTGCCAGGAATTCCATCAACAATACAGCAGTGAACAACACAGCAGTGGGTAACAACACAGCAGTGAACAACACAGCAGTTAATAACAATGGAAATTCTAAAAATGGTTTCAATAACAATTCCGCTTATAATAACACGGAAAATAGAGGATCAAATTTCAATAACTTTGGTTCAAATGCAAAGAATGGTGGTTCCAATAACAACTTTGGTGGTTCCAACAATAATAACCGTGGTTCCAATAACAACTTTGGTGGTTCCAATAATAATAACCGTGGTTCCAACAACCTTTCAGGTAATAAGCCTGGATTAACCTTTAAAAATGGATCTAACAATAAATCGGGATCGATAAGTTTTCCAAATAAGCTGTCTTTTAAACCTAAATTTTTATCCAATAACAAATCAAATAACACTCAGCAGGCACCAACCGTTCCCACTGGTAACATGTTTGCTAAAAAGACACCCGCATTTTTAACTCAGCCCCAAAATTCTGCTCCAGCTCCGGCTGCAGCTCCTTTCAGTGGCAGTGTAAAAAAGAATGCCAGTTTCCTTAATAAGGGTGCATCAGCTCCGGCTGCAGCTCCTTTCAGTGGGGGGATCAAGAAGAATGCCAGTTTCCTGAATAAGGGTGCATCAGCTCCAGCTGCGTCACCTTTCAGTGGTGGTGTCAAGAAGAATGTAGTGGGGGGTGCCGTGGCTGCGGGGGCAGCGACTGCAGTAGCGGCGAGTGCCGCAAATAAGAAGCCCGGTATGTTTAATTGGATGTTTAAGAAAAAGAATGCCAAAACGGCTAACGGTGCTAACAAGGTCAACGCTGGAACTGGTGCTAACAAGGTCAACGCTGGAACTGGTACCAACAATGGTGCTAACAAGGTCAACACTGGAACTGGTACCAACAATGGTGCTAACAAGGTCAACGCTGGAACTGGTACCAACAATGGTGCTAACAAGGTCAACACTGGAACTGGTACCAACAATGGTGCTAACAAGGTCAACACCGGGAGTGGTAACAAGTTGGTAAATGCGCTTATGGGTCCTAACAAGGTCAACACTGGAACTGGTACCAACAATGGTCCTAACAAGGTCAACACCGGGAGTGGTAACAAGTTGGTAAATGCGCTTATGGGTCCTAACAAGGTCAACACTGGAACTGGTACCAACAATGGTCCTAACAAGGTCAACACTGGAACTGGTACCAACAATGGTCCTAACAAGGTCAACACCGGGAGTGGTAACAAGT